CCAAACATGAATTTCTTTTTTCACGCTAGTACACGCTTGCCCGTAGGACCACGAATATACTAGGTAATCCCCCTGCTGCGTTGCCGAGACGTACCTGGTACACGAATTTGCTTCACCGTAAGTGTCTGGCGCATATTCCAAGAGAGACCTTGCGCTCCACTGGCTATCCTCGTTGGTGCCGTTACCCATCATTCGGTACATATATCGGTTATTGCCTTTATCCAAAAGCAGAACACTCCCCCCGGTAGATGTTTTGAGCAACATCTGCGGCGAGTGATAGGCAGCTAAAGGGGTAAACGAGGCTGCTCCCCAAGTTTCACCGTAATCGGAAGACTCTGCTTTGATAACGTAATTGTTTGTAGTTTTTCCAAAATACCCACCCCCGTCATTCCGCATGTAGGTAAGCAGTTTGCCGGGGGCGTATTCCATAAGTGTAGGCTCAACAGGGATTGAATCAGTTAGGAGTATGGGGCCTTTTACTGACCAATTTCCAGCGGATGAGCACGCTGCTCCAGAAGAGCACTTTATGAAAAACGACTTGAACTCTGGGTAGCTCATAGCCCCTATAATCAACGATCCGTCACTAAGGGCTAATCCGTTGCTGTGGACAAACGACTCCGTAATACCAGTGGTGATCAGTACCTCTGTGCTCCACGTGGCCCCATTATCATCGGAGTATGACATCCATATATCTGCGGCATCCAAGAAGTGATCGGCATTAGGGTAATAAATATTGAAAATGAGGTAGATACGGCTACCTGCCACGATGAATGCAGGGTTGCTATAACCAACACCTGATTTTATAGTCGAAGGCGTACCAAGTGCGTCCCATGTTGGACCTATTGCTGCTTTTATGTTGTTGGCTATCAAGGAAAATTCTTGATCGGCTTCCCTCCACGCGACTATGAGTTGGCCGTTAGGGAGTGTTGCTATATTTGATGTTCCGGTGTAACCCGGAGTCAGACCACTCACAATCTCCCAGTCCGGGCGGATCTCACTAGGTGCCAGCCCCTTCAGCGTGTCCCCACCAGCACCAGTCGGCTGCAACGCACTATCCGCTAACGCCCCCTGCGCAAAAGTAGCCTTCTCACTTGCCAACTCATCCAGCGCAGCCTGCACGTCCGTAGCTGCTATCGACCCTGCCGGGGTGTTGGCTATGGAGGTTGCTGGTGCGCCGGGTTGGAGTGCCCCCACGATCCTGCTATCATCCCCTGCTGCGACAGTACCCGCCGTGGTGCCTGTGGAGAGGTATGCGGCGGGGCCAAGGGCGGATGTGTCGGCTTTGCCAGCCAAAACTGTGTCAAGCCCCGTGATGGCGGAAGTAGGATGCTGGTTTGCTGCGTCCCGATTGGTAAGAGCGGAATGATCAATCGTACCTAAAGCCACCTCAGACCAAGTCCCATCGTCTTTTAAGTACTTTCCTGAAGGAGTTCCCGTGGCTGGAACTCCACCTTTCTTAGTTGAACTCAAAGCAGGCAGTCGGTCACCATCCAGTTCGCCCGACGTGATCGTCTCAGCCCCCTGATTGTGCGAAGAAGCAGCCTTCAAATCCAAAGCGCTCTGAACTGCCGTTGAAACAGGCTTGCTCAAGTCGCTCGTGTTGTCTACATTCGAGAGACCCACCTGAGTTTTGGTTACTACATGCGGATTCGCTGTGTCTCCTACGTGTGCTGCTAGCCCTGAGACGGTAGAGTAAGTCGAAGCAGCTTCGCCTCTAGGCAGAGCATCTACGGCTAATCCTGAGATGTTCGTAAAAGCCAGCAACTTCGCAGCATCCCACCCAATCCCGGCAACACCTTGATCCCCCTGGTCACCCTTATCCCCTTTAGGTCCAGCGGGTCCTTGAGCACCGGTTGATCCCGTTGCTCCTGTGGCACCTGTAGGTCCAGCCGAGCCTTGAGCACCAGCGGGACCGGCGACGCCTTGGATGCCTTGAGATCCTTGAACACCAGCCGGACCTTGAACACCAGCAGGTCCCGCAATACCTTGATCCCCCTTCAAAGCAACCAGGTACCAATGGGTACTTGCTACATCCAACTCAGGGTCAGATCCTGACGAGTAATTCAGGGCTCGATACGAAGACCCGTTTCTCTCCACAGCGTCGTTAGCGACGTAGCCTGTAGGAGAACCAACCCAGCTTCCGCGCCAGTTCAAACTCAGACCAGGGTTGCCTTGGATACCCTGAGGACCCGTAGGTCCAGCCGCGCCAGGCGCTCCTTGTGCTCCAGCAGGACCTGCGGGTCCTTGCGGTCCAGTAGCTGTGCTCATCAACCCGAACGATTTGAACGCCCCGTTTTCCATCAGTACGACGCGGGCCTTGTTCTTGTCAGTAGGCTTCGGAGCCGCTTGCAGTATTTCCTGAAGATAGACCTTGGGAGCTTCTGCGGCGTACCCGAGAATACCCAAAGCCAGAAGTAAAACTGAGAAAACAAAAATCTTTTTCATAACTCTCCTCTTAAATCGCTATAGGCAACCCGGTCACCGAATCGAAGATGGCGAAGCCCGTCTCTAGGTCAAAAATAAATCCTTCTACGTCCACATTGGGAGGCTCGTGGAGGAACGCAGCGTAAACAAGGTGGGGGTTCAAAACGTCTGCGTATGCCTCATTCGAAATTATGGTCGCGTAGATCATTAGACCACCTCGACCGGAGGCTCCTGCCCAATCCTGACTTTGTAATCGCCGTAGAGCGCTCGAATACTCACTCCATCTTCCTGATCGAGATCCACGAACATTTTGTAGGTTCTACCTGGGACAAGGGTGGTGGTTATGGCTCGCGGAAGGACCAATGCGATTCTCTTGGGGAGGTAATTGGCTTGGCCTGGTGTGGATACTTGAGCGAGCCAAGAGCAGGAAAAATCAGCCGCTTTGGTTCTGTCGAGGTTCAGGAGGGAACCTCTTGGGGTCCTGCCATCCGTCGAGAAAAGTTCAGTTTTCCTTGCGTCTGCGTAGAGGACCACTTCTTTGTAGTAGGTGGCCCCTTGGTCGATTGTGTCTTTGTACTCCATTTTAGGAGCCTCCTATTCAGATGTGAATTTGTTTAGGGCGCAGGTGTTTTAACCAAAGCATCAGCAGCATCCTGGGTTGTTGCCACGTGAATAAACAGGGAGTGGAGCATCACATACAAAGCCGCGTGAGAACAGGTGCCTCCTGTGGGCTCTCCAGTTTCAGGATTGATCTCAGGGTACGTTCCATTAGGCTCGAAGACGGCAGACAAATATCTCTCGATTGGAGACACCACGTAAGCCTCCCCCACGGGCACAGCCAGTTCACTGTCAAATGTGATACGTGTCAGAGGCACGACACCAGGAGGTCTGTTGAGCACGGAGGCATCCAGCGGGTGGTCAATAACGATTCTATTGGATCGGACGAAACCTGTTCCAGAAAGTGTGACTTCTTTATAATTTGCCATAGTACCTCCTAGTTACGTTTGACTTGATAGTACTGCACTGTGGGAGTACCACCCCCACCTGTAGTGAGTTGTAATGTGCCTCGCGTGTACAGATTCCCTCCGTAACTAATGCTGGTTTGAATGCCTGCTGTAGTTGTAATGAAGACTCCATTAAAATACGCGTCAGAACTGTATACCCCCGATTCATCATCAGTTGAAGTTGCGAAATAAAACGTGGGTGCATTCAAGGAATAGTAGAACACTCCATCTTGCACTGTTGTGCCCGCTCCAGCGAACAAAGTTTTTACGTCTGCCCCAGAGCTTATTTGCAGCCCCGTGTTGGACGCAATCTGACTACCACTGGCGACCTTCTCGTAGCGATCTGCTATGTCCTGTGTGCCCACAAGAAATCCTGTGTTGGCACAAACCTGTGGATTAACTCTTACTGCGAGTAAAGAATCCAAGTCTACTCCGCTTGAATTTTGGTATCCAGTTGCCAATTTTTAGCCTCCTTCTCCAGCCTATCTACTTTGGCAGATAATTGCTGGATTGATTTCATGAGCACTCCGATGGTGTTTGCCATATCCATCTGATCGTGGTTAACCCCAGCCATGAGTGGGTGGGTATCGTCGGCCATGAATCCTACTTTGGGGATTTGCTCTTTGTCTTCCTTGTAGGTGTAGAGGAAAAGGTTGGTGTCGTTTACTATGTCAAGGGCGTCTTGGTTGAAGGGTGTGATCCCTTCTTTCATGCTGCGCTTGGATGCCACTTTGAAGGTAGTGGCTTGGCAGGTGCCTGAGATGTAAACCCCGAGGCCACCTTGGAAGTATCCGGAGTAGCCTGTGGTAGCCTCACCACGTACTCCGAACCCACTAGTTGTTACACCCAACACACCGCTTGAACCATTAGTGCCTGTTCCCCTAACCCCATATATGGAACCATCCGCTGCAAAGCTAAGACCGGTAACAGCGTTACTGCCGTAAGAAACTCCAGCAATTCCAGGTGATAATCCATAGCAGCACCCATATATAGCATTTCTATTGCGGCTGAGCGCGGCAATCGCTATCCTTGTGCTACCTACATTACCACTACCTATTTTGAGTATAGTCGTATCCGACTCTGAGGTATTGATGCCTACCGAAGCCAAATCCTCTATAGTCCCGTCCCCACGATCACCATAAAAGTGCATTTCGTTGGCCTTAACAGCGTCCGAATAATCAGAACCATACACCTCAATCCGCTTTCCTGTTTCGCTCGGATTCGTCATGAAATGAGCACCACGGATATTTCCCGTATTGTCCATGTAGGCTTTCCAAGCTCCACTTGAGTAATATCCGAAATGAGTTTCGTCGAAGAAGAGGCCAGAGCCAGCAGGAGCACCGAATCTAGCAGGAGGTGTCATGTTCACACCCCAAGTGGCCCCTACAGTAGCACCATTAGCAGGCTTTCCCGTCCCGCTAATTTTAGCCCAGTCTGCTCCTGGGAGGGTGTCCAGTACTGTCTGCGTTACGTAGGTTGGGGCATTAGCATCGAAGCTGATCACCCACCCAGTGGCCCATTGAGAGGCAGCATAATTAGAGTAGCCCGCGAAGAAGTCTCGGACTCTAATTTGGGGGTAAGTCCATATCGTGTCTGTGTTCCCAATCCAAATGCAGCACTTAGCACCGTCGTGACCAAAGCGCACCGGATATTCTACGTTGCTGGCGCCTACTACTCTTGCTGTGGGGTTGATCCAAGTGGTGCCTGGTGCATAATTGTAACCGCCGATTAACAAAGAACATGAATAACCAGAAGCATACTCGAAGATGTCTATATTAAACAGCATCATCGTGTTGGTCCACGATTGAGGCAAGGTTATTTTGATAGCCCCGGTGTAGGATGCAGTGCTGCTTACCAAAGTTCCGCCTACAGGATTCCTGACCACCGAGCCATAATTGTTCAGCACTGCGGCATCATCCAAGGCGTTCCCGAGGGAGTCCTTGAGGTTGGTACCTGCTATCGCTCCTACAGTGGCGCCCGCAGCAGCCGTTGACTTATTCAGTCTAACCACTGTGATTACGTCGGAAACCCCGCCCGCCGTTGCTTTGACCGTGATCTGCTTGTAGGTGGTTCCGAAGTTGGCTATGGTTAAAGTGGCCCCGGTGTTGCTGGTGTTAGTGAGTACCGCTCTTGTGGTGCCTGTCTCATCAGTAGCAGCCCATGTCACGTTGTCTGTGATATTCTGTCTAGTCGCTGTGAAGGTAATGTCCGCTTGACCAGAATCCAGCACATTATCGGTAAACGAGACAATTTGTTTGGACGCTGTGAGTGCTATGACAGGACCTGCGGGGCCAGTTGCGCCAGTAGAGCCCGTAGCCCCAGTAGATCCAGTTGCACCTGTTGATCCTGTGGCTCCAGCGATTGACTTAGTAAATGTCTGAATTTTGGTGACAGTGACTGTGGTGCCATCAGATTTTCTAGCTGCTATCGTGTAGGTTACGGTGGCGGGGTTCGTGGTCATGGTGTTCATGCTAGGCACTACGGCCTTACCGGTGCCTGCCGACGGCGCACTACTATTTATCCCAGAGTCTGCCCGAACAATAGTGAATTGGTTGTTTGCAGTCAGGGAGGTCACGTAGCTTAATGCAGTCCCGTTCTCGTAGACGAAAATGTCGGTGCCTGATCCTGTGTAACTTGTGGGGGTTCCCGCAGAGTCGCAGGGAACGCTGTGGGACTCATTCGAGAGGACAACTGTGATAGCATTGGCCCCTGCAGCGCCAGTTGCTCCGGTAGATCCAGTCGGGCCTGTGCTTCCCGTTGCTCCAGTCTCACCTTTGATCTTAACCGCCCCTCCATACGTCCAGGTAGCACCGTTGTCGGTGCTAGTACCAGTCCGCATGTAGACATCACTGACCGCAGGAGTGTCGTGCCATGAGGTAGATCCATCAACACTGAACTGGGTTTTAGTTCCTGTAGACGGGGTGCCTATCTTCTGGGGGGTGGTCCATACAGATTGTTGAGGAGCCAGTCCATCGCTGGTAAAAATCCTTGTGGTCATCCAGAGGGGCTGATTGTTATCCGCTGGGATACCGTCACTCCAGCTAGTTGCATTGGGAGCATCAAAGGTTCCACCGGTTGGTGTTGCGGGAGCGGAGACACTTCGAAGAAATGACACCCCCTTGACCTGACCCTGCCCGGCACTGCCTGTGGCTCCTGTTGCGCCTGTAGATCCGGTTGCGCCTGTAGCTCCAGTAGAGCCATCCTGGGCTACAAGACTCGCAGCAGCCCATTCGGTAGTTAAGATTACATCCGTAGAATTTATACTGACCGCTGTAGCAGTAGTCATCCAGCGATACGATCCCCCAGATGCAGGCATTGTCTGAGCCCAGTTGCCCAGACTCCCTCCGCTCAGTATAGCGGTTGAGAAGGTGTAGGTGAGGGAGGCCCCAGGAACCGCAGGGGGTGTAGCCGAAGCAGTGCGCTGGAATAAGTAGACCGTCGCTGAGTTCAGCCCGTTAGTCCCATCAGCACCTGCAGACGACAGCGGGGTAGGTGTTGACCATTCCCCTGCTGTTATTGTGTCTGTGTCCGATCTTGAAACCGCAGTTGATGCTGATACATACAAAGTGTCCGTGCCTACGGGTACAGTCTTACTCCAGCCGTTATCTAATCCAGCCAACCCTCCTGTAGAAAATGTGTAGGTTGAAGTCACAGAGGGCAGAGTAGGAGTTGACGTATCCCTGCGGTATATATAGATTACCGCTGTGTTGTATCCATCTACTCCAGCAGCACCCGCCGCTCCTTGTTTAGCTTTACTGAATGTGAAGGTTTTAGCTGCCACCGTGTTGTTGCTTTCCAGGTGCACATTTATAGGCACAGCGCCTATATCAATTCCCTCGGTAATGTCTGTGAGGTAAAACGTGTGGTAAGTAACTGGAAATCCGTCATACCTAGCTGGGGCGCATCCTGAAGGAGTACCAAAATCAAACCTAAATTGTCCTGAAGTTGGGGTCACTCCATCAGCCACCGCCGTAAGGGGAGTGGTGCCTTTCCACGCCATAACCGTGGACTTAACCCCATTTACTCCCAAGGTCCCTTCTAAAGGAGTTCCAGACGAATCACAGGGAATTGCCTGTGACTCGTTAGTGAGAATTACAGTGTAGGATAGTCCGTCCCTAAGCTTAGCTACTGCCATCTCGTCGTACAACTCACCGACCATGCACCGAATTTGTAAGTAGTCCTCACCCTCCCAGGCACTGTCGTCGTGGTACAGTTGAAAAGTAACTCCGCCATTTCCTGTAGTAAAAGAGGTCCACCCTGTAGTTTGTGACCAGAATTTCCAATCATACGTCGGGTTATCTACGCCAAAAATCTTTGCCTGTAACCCTACCATATCTGTGGTCGGTGTAGGTTCCCCTGCAAGGTACTTAAAAGTTTGCGTGCCGGTTACCCTAACATAAGCAGGAGGGGTTTCTCCTCTAGCTGATTTTAACCCCCACCAAGCGTTAGTCGTAGTAGGAAGCGCGGGAGGCTTATTGCTGGAAGATGCCAAGTGACTTTGTAGGGCAGCCCAAGAAGAGCCGTCGTACATCACTTCGTCGCCTTTGACATAGTTAGTTGAAACTACCCAGTCTCCCTTGAACATAGGAAGTTCTATCGAGTTCATAGCGCTGTAATTTAACTGAGAAAAGTTGACCGCGTTAATATCTTCGAAGGTATCGAAGGCGGCTGCTTTAACGTACCAGGTACTCTCAGAAGGCACGTTGTACGAGAAAGAAGTTTCAGGCCCAATATTTATAAGGTTAGTTGCATCAGGAGTAAAATCTCCTCCTACTAGCTGACTGGAGGGAACCGCGTGGATCACGTAGCCTGCGATATCCCCCTCGCTAGAGGGGGAGAAACTAACCACAAAATTATTTTGATTGGCACTAATATTAAACATTCATGTCTCCATTAAGTTAAAGCGAGGGGCGAAGCATTTGTAACTCTCACAACTACAGGTCCCGTATTAACCTCAGACACGTCCTTAGCCCTCACCTCAATATCCACGCTTCTGGCTGCTACCCCACCACCGTCAGCAATATTTTTGCTCCGGGTGTAGGTGTAGAACTCAGAGTAAGCGAACTCGCTGCGCCTAAGACTGCCATCCAAGTTCTTGATTGTTACGGCGTACTTGTCCCAATTCAACGGGGTTGTTCCATCGTCCAGGAAACGCCAAGGCTCCCAATAAACGGTCGCGTCTTTGCCTAAGAAATCCGCAGTAGTTGTTTCAGGTCCTGCAAAAACAGCCCCGGTAGGGATGTTTTCGTAAGCCGCGAGGCGCAGTGAAATAAAGTTGGAAGCTGCTGGGTTGTTAAGTGCGTCCTCAATAGCCTGCTTGGTTCCGTCCTTATAATGAGCAATAAGCACAAATTCGTAAGTCGAACTGAATTTCAACTCAGGTAATTCGAATATTCCTGAATTTGTTACTTCGGTGTATGTGTACGACCCGTTGATCCCTCGGTAAGCTAGCTGCACTCCAGAGATGAACAAGGCCGCTGCATCCGATAAAAAGTAATAGATGTTCACAGAAGTTTTAATGCGACCGTCTGCACCTAAATATGGGAAGCTATCGACCTCCATGCTAGTGACTGAGGATTTACTGGGCTTAGCTATCTGACTGAACGAAGGCATACTCACAACCGGCATCGAAGTGACGTCATCCGAATAAGCGTCTTCGAGGTACTCGATAGCCGTGACTTCGGTAAGCTCGTCTGAATCCCTTTTGAGGTTCAGGATCTTGAAGGGCTTCACAGCGTTGGTCACTAATCCCAGAATGTAAGTCGCCCCAACTTCCGGAGTGAAGTTCTGGGTTGCTCCCTCAGAATCCACGTAGGTCTTGGAGATATTCAGAAGTGAATATGTTCCATTGCTACCAGGCTCGGTCACAGAAATTTCAACCGGAGGCAATCCCGCGTTAGAAATTTGCACAGCCAATTGGCCCCAGAGGTTGCCCTCGGATTCCAACAAGGTATATGAGAAGGAGTCGCTCAAGCCGATCTGCCAATAGGTCCCGTAGTCGGTCACCTCATCTATCCACCCACCAGAGCCCCACTGAGGAACGTCATGCTGGACTCCAATCACCGAGAAGACAGTGCTCATCAGGCCTTCCGTGCCGGTTTTAAATGAAACGATGGTCCCTGTGTTAGAAGCCACGTTCATCGTCCGGAACAAGAGGCTCCTGACTTGCCGTTCATCGGTGACTCCAATATAACTGATTGACTGCTTGCGCTCTTCTTGCGTAGAATCCGCTTGGTACTCAGGTGTTTCAGCCAAGAACGAATCTTGATCGTAGTCCTTGTCCTTATTGTAGAAGCTGACTTCGTAGGTATTGGGAATCGCTCTGAGCGAGGCACAGCTCTGCGAATAATCCTTGATGTTGCTCATGTTGAAAATCTGCGTGATGTTCTTCGGCTGGTCTACATCGAGGTAGACCATCCCGTCTGCCTGGAAGAGTAGGGCGTTCATCGAGGCGCAGATCACGTTGACCCACTCACGAGCGGATTTGCTTTGGTCTATAACCAGGTTCAGCGAATAACGTATCCGGGGAAAAATATCGTCGTCATCAACTTCGTTGTAGGAGGCTGCAAGCACACCATTCTCGAATAAGTACTGATCGCAGTAAGCGCTCATCGCTACGAGATTAGCCAGAACCAAATTTTTCTTTTCTGGCTTGATCGAGAAATGCTCGTTGAGACCGTGAATCGGATTGGTCAGCAGATCCCAGAGGCACCAGACAGGCGAGTCAGTCCAGAGGACATTATCGGGGTCGGAATCAGTGCTCATGGTGCCGTCCCACGGAGTTTCCCAATAGCGGATTGAACGTCCTGTGGTCGTGTCGTATCTGCTGACGTAGCCTGTAGGCAGCGAGACACAGGAGCCCTCGATGATCGACGTGATCGTGGGGAGGCTTCCTGAGATTTGATCTGTAGCTCTGATCCTGGCTCCAAGAAGGGCGACCCAAGGGTAGACCAGTCCTTCCGACGAAATCTCAATAAGGTCCGCGAGGTAAATGTCATCCGCTATCGTGATGTCAGAGGCGTGCCTCGGGGTTATCCGGACAATCTTGATGTCGTAGTAGTCAATGCTAGGAAGCGTGATGGTTCTCGCGATGGAGACTTCGGTTTTCGACGGCTTCTCGGTTTTGAAGTAGTCCCAATCTTCGGTCTCAACACCAGGTTCCTTGTTCGCCGCGAAATTGTAGAGGTCCCAGGCAGTCGCGTTGCTCTGCCGAGTGTAGACCTTGAACTGGACAGAGGTTTCTCCAGGCTGTCCGCTGTTAGAGTAGAATCCAGCAGCGCTCAATCTGACCTTCACTGTTTCCACAGGAGTCTGGGTAGAAACTATTGCTCCAATGTTTTGATCTGCGACTTCCTCAGGAACCAACTGATTGATGCTCGTGGAGTTCTCAAGTTGGTTGAATCCCTGCATGACTGCTAGGGTGTCCAGAGTGGTTTCGGTGGAGTTAGAATTTGAGTAATCGATAATTTTTACGTTGGTAAGCGGGGTGGCGCTGGGGCCTTCTACCGGAATTTTATTTACATAAGCTCTTTTTATTGCTCTAGTTTTAACAACAAAATTCCCGGATTTCAAACTACCAAAGTCAGCGGTGACATCGTAAAAACTGGTTGTTAAATCTGTATCCCCGCTGGGTTGTAACCCGGCCTCATACAGCAAAGTAGTTTCGTCGTGATTATAAATTTTAACCTGATCTAACCACCCAACAAGTACGGTCCCTAAGGTGTGGAGTGTGTCGTGCGAGATGGTAAAATTTAATTTATCTACATCACCTGCGTTCGGAAGAACCATCGTGTGGTAAGCGTCTGCAAAGCTAGAAGATAAAATCTCTCCTTCAAACTTGACTTCCTGGGGTTGGATCAAAGGAGCATCAGGCGCGAAGTTAAACTGATCACCCCTTCTCCAGTAAAAGGCCAAGTCTTGGAAGTTATTCTGGTTCCTCTCGTTGATCTCGATAGAGTAGGGGTCGATTTGATTGATAGGCCCGGACGCGATCCCCAGCAAAGCGAAGAGGTAACTATACGCCCCGCGCACATCCACATAAGCATTCAGGACGTGCCCACCGACCCTATGCCTGCCGTAGACAATCGGGATGGGGGTTCCTGAGACTGTCGTGTTCTTGATTCCTGAGAAGGTGTATGTAGCCGAAGTCGAGTTGCCTGAGTCGAAGGTAGGGAGGCTTGGGGAGCCGACGATCAGAGAGGATATGCCGCCGAGCACCATCCCGGCGCCCATAGTCACACCCATTTGCGCCCAAAAGCCCATTGCAGCCCAAGTTGTGGTTCCTGCTGTCATGATAGACGCTGCGATCAAAACAGCACCGACTACCATCTGCATCCCACCCTTCTCGCCTTCAGGAACATCCCTACCGAACTCAATAATATCCTCGGCACAGACAACTCGATGCAGGTCCTTCGGGTCGAACAAATATTCTCCATTCAGTCGAATCGACGTGCGTTCAGCTTCGATCCCCTTACCCACCGTGAGGAAAACCAGGAACTGGGGGAATTTGTTGAAGAGGTCTTCCAAGGCATCGACTACGGTTGTGCCCGAGACTTCTACTTCGTCCTGCAGGGATGTGTGCCGGATCAACTCTTTATCAAGAAGTATTTTCATGGTCAGTCCTTTTTGTACCTGAGGACTGCACAAATCTTGTCAGCCCAAAACCCGCTAACGTGTGAATGACAGGCAGTGCCTTTTAGAGTTGTGTGGAGGAAATCCCCTTTGTCTATTACTACCCCGAGATGAGTTGAGAGCCCTCGGTGCTTCAAAACCAGAACGTCGCCAAATTTTGGAGGACCAGAAATTTCCGAGAATCCAAATTCAGCAGCCTTCAAGAAAATTAGATCCGGATCTGCGTCATGCCAATTTTCTTCGTAATCAAAAGAGGGAAGTTCGATTTGAAATTCATTTTCATAAAATTTCTGAACCAAGGAAAAGCAGTCGGACTTCATGTGGCAGTAGGGGATCTTCAGATAATCTAAAAACCTCACAGTCTGATCCTTCTAACACCTGAAGGAACCCCAGGAAATCCACCGTATCGTTCGTGATTTCCTCGGCCAATTTTTCCAACTCCAGAAACGCCCAAAGTAGAAGCTGAGGCCAGTTGAATGGAGGTACCAGAATAAACGATCCTCTTGTAGACCATTTTATGCCCATCAGTCGTGGTCGAGGTGGTCTGGTTGGTTATTGGAGAACCTTCAATAACTCCTTCAACTTCAAATACTTCAGACCCAATTGTCAAAAAATCGCCTGGATTTGGAGTCACCGCATTCGTAGTCGTAGCGATGGAACTCCCTGCACCAACCGTGGTAACTCCCGCATCAACCACCTCGAACAAATGGAGCTTGCAATCGTCCAGAGTTTTTTTGCAGGTTGGTAGGGAACCTGTATACATGCAGGTTCTGGGATCTTTGTACCTGAATCGGCAGACGTTTGAACTGAAGGCAACTCGGGGCAACCGGATATTGAAATCTACAACTGGGTCTAGATTGAAGACGATTGCGGATTCGTTGGAGGTGTAGCTGTCAACTACGAAGGCGTCCTCGATATAGGCTGAGGCATCCGCCAGTCCATTTGCTTCAGCCGAAACCGTACCGTCTGTGCCGAAGGTGTAGATGAAATCCGCGAAGGATTCGTAGGTCGTTTTAATGGAGACCCTGGTTCCCCTGAGCGATTTAAAATCATTAACGTAGTACTGAAAAACCCTACCGGGGTTCGCTACGGTCAACGTGGCTTTGTCAATCGAGCCATCGGAGGACATCGTAGTTCCGGAATACTGAACCGGGAATTTAGAATAAACCACCGAACCGAACGAGATGTCGCAATTGCTGTCCACGATCCTTAAAATAGGATTGCCTGGGATTTCAATTTCTATCAGGTGCAGCAAAGTGCCCTGTGAAGATTCGGTGGTTTTCTTCTGGAACAGCGGGTGATTAATCCGGGCCATCTAGGTACCTCCAGGAGGCTTCAGAAACGATCAGCATCGGGTAAATGGCCTTCTTCATAAACTCCAAGTCCACAGCAGAAGGCTCCGGTGAAGCTCCAGGATGGGTGTGGAAAAGGCACAGTACTCCAAGGCCTGAACGGGAGAGGGTATTCAGGGTCCGGAAGTACTGTGCTTGGTCCATCAGGAAGGAGTTGAGGGGAGCTTTGGAGACGTTGGGGATGAAGAAGACTTCTTGGTTCACGCTGATAATTCCACAGATTTCTTTATTCGATTTGGAGCATTCTTTCTGAAGCTTTGAAATGACTTCAGGATCAACAGGAATTACCACGTCTGCTCCAGCTTGAACGAGAGCGTGTAGATAGGGCCTTTAGGTCCGTGCTCGATGTACTTTTTTTCGAGCGTGTCTGACTGGAAGCGGACGTGGAATTTTGATTTGGAAACTGGGTGCCACCAATCGAAGGAGGTGACAGAGCCGTACATTTGGAGAAAGAAGGTCTCAATGGCCTGCGCCTGGTTCGCGTATAGCGCTGGGTAGTTGCAATCCCAGACTCGTATTGGATTACTCTTTTTCCTTCTTTGTGTATGCCCAGAATCAGCTTGAAAAGTGATTGAGGGAACTTTTATCGCCTCGGATAATGGTCTGGAAGGATTGGGCAATCTGTGGTCCGTCCCTGTGGTAGAGGGCAGGCCTGCTGTAGTATAATTTGTAGGGAAAACTGGGATTGGCATGGGTTCTCCTCAAGTAAGAAAAAAGCTGCTTCACTACTGTATTGGGAAATTTTTGGCTTTTAATTCTCACAGTCTTGGAAAGAAATATGCCAATCCGAATTCAAATCCATTTCTGAATACATCCGGTCGAAGTAATATTCACGGAACTCCGTGAACTGCTCCGGGTTATTAAATTTGAACGAGAACATCTTGTGGAATTCTTTGTGGCACTGATCGCACAAAGTGATGCCGTTGGACAAAGAAGTTCTCAATTCAGGGTAGGCGTGGTAGGAGTAGAGGTGGTGGGCGGCTAACTTATTCGGATGCTCACAGAGGAAGCAGGATTTACCATCTCTGGATTTAATGGCACCGGCCCATTTCATGTGCTCGATGCCTCTTCCACTTAAGGTCCCTTGCTTCATCATTTCGTGGAACCGTTCTCTTCGCTTACAACCGCAGGAGGCGGTGCTGCCATTTTTCAGGCTAGCAGCACGCACCTCCTTGAAAGTCCCACAGGTACACAAGCAGAGCCAGCAGGTTCTTCCGTTTTTACTTGGCGCTCTTTTCAGCACCAGAAGCCTGCCGAAGGTCCGGCCCTTCAAATCTTCAGGAACACGCATTATCCTGCAGCGACCTGCCTGACAGCTCTATACGTTTGGCCTTTCCTCGCCATATCGTAGGAGATGACATTGATGATCTGGTCGTCGGTGGTTTGTGGGATCTGGGATGGATCTACGATGTTCACAATTTGCAAATTTTGCACAGACTTCTCTCCGGAGGTGGTCATTGGCCTGCTGTTTCCACCTACCAACCCGCCTTCTGCAAATTTCTGCGCTCTCAACTTCTCGAAGAAGGCAACTCCATATTTGTTGACTGAATTTGTCGGGATTACGAATTCCCCAGGCATCGCGAGGATTGGCACGCTGTCTTTACCAGGTACCCCCGCGCCCGTAGGGATGAGCCCTCCGGTTGCCTTCGGCAGGAAATAGTCAGCATCTCCACCCGAGAAGGCAGGCTGTGAAATACCCGAAGGGGAATTCAGTTCTGTCTGCGCTGTGCCTCCTGCGAATAGTCCAACAACACTCTGCACCATCTTCACGACCATCAGCTTGATAATGTACTCCTGCAGGGTCTTCAGGATCTGCTTCATGGTTTCAGCAAGCCCATCCTTGAACCGGGACCAAGCGTTGTTCTGCTTGTCGAGCAACTTCTCCTGCTCCCTCAGCGAAGCGTTCACAGCCTCCAATCCAGACGCCTGCTCATTCAGCGCGGACTTATCGGCGCCGGTCATGAACTCGCCCTTCGACGTGATCGAACTGATCGAGGCCTGAATCTGTGCCTTCTGAACATTCAGTTCGTTGATCTTGGACTTGATGCCGTCGATAGCATCTTGATCAGGCATCGTGAAGGTGGAGAGGGTGTTGCTTAGGGTGCCTGTGATTCCGGAGAATGCTGAGTTGGTGAGGTCGGAGCCTAACCCTTGGGAGAGCTTGTCGGTGTCGGAGATGCTAGCCCAAGCAGAGCCCGAGCCTTTTTTGAAGTTACCCCAGAAGGAGTGGTCAGCCAACCGGTCGTACTGACTGGCTTGGGCTGCGAGTAGGAGGTTTTGCTCCTTGATGCGATCCACGTTTTGCTCGTGGGTCCTTCTCAAATCTTCAAGCTTTTGTTTGGCTTCCTCTTTGCCTTCGTTCAGTTCGATCCACTTCTCAATTTCTTCATTGTCACTTTCAAGATTTTTGACTTTTTGCTTCCCTACCTCAATGGTCTTGTGGAGGGTCTCCTCCTCGATCTTGTAGATCTCAGAAGCTGCGTAGGTCTCCTCCTTCTTGATCGAGGCAACCTGCTGGGTAGTACGGAGTTCAAGATCTAGTTGCTTCTCGCGTTTGGCTGCGTCAAGAGTAGGGAGTTCAAGATCAGGCTTTTTGGGCTCAGCCATCTTAGCAATTTCGGCCTTCTCCTTGGTATACCTAGCAAGATCAGCCAACTCTTGTTGCTGTTGAGTCCTTGCTACCTCAGCAAGACCTGCCTTAACTTGACCCGGCTTGAACTTTTTATCGTACCCGGTGATTCCGTAGGACCCGTCTGCGTTCAACTGAGCAGAGCCGCCGAAGTCGTCAGCCAGTTGCGTGAAAGCAGCAGCACGCTCTGCTTTCCTCCGGGCAGCGAATTCATCATCAAGTTGCTTCTCGACGGCAAGCTTTTTATCTTTGGTTTCTTCGCCTGCCTTTTGAAGCGCCTGCAGCTCTGCTTCACCAGTGAGGCGGGCCTGCTGGAGAGCTTCCTGCTTAAGCTGCTCCCGGTTTTTCTCTTCGCGATTCTTGATCCGCTTGAGCACATCCGCAGCACTTTCCGCTGCTGTAGACGAGCCACCCATGTCCGGGCCTTTTGTTGCCTCGGGTTTGGCCTTATCGAATATTGGGCGAACCTGGTTCAACTCATCGGCGGCGTAGGGCATTTGAACCGGCTTCAGGGTTTCGGAGCGCAGCACTTTCAACTGCTGGATGGTCTGCTTGGCCTTGTCTATTTTCCGCTGAATGAGAGAATCTTCGGACTCGAATTCATCATCAACGCTGCGCTTTGTTCTGCCTTTACTAGGATTAGCTTTCTGGCGCTCTAGGGCCTCCAACGTGGCCTGCAAGGTAGCGATATTTCGGTTGATGCTATTCGCCTCGTTCATCCTGGAGATGTCGTCGGCTTGGCTTTCCTTGTTGAGCTTGACTCTGATTTCATACAACTCGGTCAAGCTGATTTTTTCCTTGTTCAGAAGCTCTACGTAGGCAGGGTGCTTCGCAGCAAATTTAGCAATCTCGGTCCTGAGTTCAGCCGTCAGCGTGATGTCCTGCCCCTTAAGTTTAGCTATTTTGGGTAGAGCGAGTTCACCTTCTTCCCGATAAAGCCTAGCGGCCTCCTTCATCGACTCGTTGTACGCAGAGTTCTCGACAGCAGCACGATTCAGGAGCTTCACGTATTCACCAGTGACAGTCCTCTTTTTGACCAAGGCTTCGTTGCTGGCCTTGAGTGCATCCTCCTCTTTGTGGAGGTGGTTGCCGACTGCTGCTACTCCAGCACCCAGCAGGGTTAAAGCCCCAAGCAGCAAACCAATCTGGCCTACGCTCGCCGCTATACCCAGAAGAGCCAAACTGCCTGACAGAGCCTTGATAGCCAGCACTAGGGTACCAACCCCAGTAGCAACCAGCATTATCTGCCCAGGAGCCGATTCTAGCCCTCTGACGAACGAAGTAATCCCGTCAGTGATGGCTGACAAAGCACCACCTAAACCGCCTTGTCCTAAAGTTACCACCGTGCTAGCGAAGGTCTGCTTGATCACGTTGAGGCGTGCTTGGGCGCCCTGCATGGATTTATCGAAGGCGATCATTGTCGCGTTGGTGCCTGTGACGTTCTCGGTCATCAGGCGGAACGCATCTCCCCCGAGGGTTATGGAGGTGATCATCGCACGACCCACACGAGTGTCCATTGCAGCCATGAGGTCCTGAACCTTGACATTGTGGTTTTTGAATACGTCGGCTACTTCGTCCAGGGTGTGCTTGGTCGTGTCGATGGAATCTTGGTCGATCCCATAAACTTCAAGAAGTTTCTTGAGGCGAGGCTTAGGAGCAGCCAAGTCCTTCAGCAACTGGGACAAGCCTGTACCAATCGTAGAAGGCTTGATGCCCGCCTGGGCTTGGGTTGCTATCATCCCGAGGGTCTGCTCAAGGGACAGTCCTAATTGCGCGGCTTGAGGAGCCAGATAGTTGAAAGCCGTAGCCAAACCTTCAGTAGAGAGTTTGGACTCGTTCAAGGCGGCTGTCATCGAATTCGTTATTTTCGCTACATTTTCCGCTGTGATCCCAAACACGTTCATCGCGGTGGTGGTGAGATCTGCGGAAACTGCGGGGCTGGAGCCTGTGGCTGTAGCAAACATGCCAACCGCTGCGGAAACTGCAGGCAACTGCTCCATCTTCACGCCTGCCTGAGCGAGCACCTTCATGAGCCCAGAGACTTCATCAGCGGTGAACCTGGAGTTCTTGGCGATAGTTAAAATGGCATCACTGAACACGTTCACGCTGTCCACAGGTGCCCCTGCAATAGCGGCGATGTCGTACATCGACTGATTCAAGGATATGGATGCGCCTACTGCCTCACGAATCTGGTTCGTTACTGCAAATAAGGCAGTTCGGATCGTGTAGAATTCGGCTATCCTGGTGGTCAGCTTGCTCAAGGAGACAGCCAGGATTCCTGTAGGCTTCTCGGCCTCCCTCGCTGCTCTAGCTGCTTCCCTGTGGGCTCTGGCTCTGTCGAGTTCTGCTCTTGCAGTTTCCCGCGCAGAAGCTGCCGCTGCTTTGTTGGTATCAGAGAGAGCTTTGTTGGCTGCGGAGGATTCCCTGGTGGCCTTCTCGATAAGCGCTTGGTCAAACGCAATGCTCTGGTCCTTAATAACTGAGGATCTGGAGTAGCCCTTGTTTTTATCTGCGGGGTCAATGTACTCGAAGCCCTTGGTTTGAGAGCGCTGCTGGGAAACAAGAGCCTTCGCAGCACGTTCAGCAGCAGCCGCAAGTTCCTTCTGGTTCTTGACAAACGACACCAAAACCCCATCAGCATTCAGGACGAGCCTTGAATAATCCTGAATAGTTTTGGAGGCCGCTGCCATCTGCTTGTTGAAAGTGGACTGTTTTATCGCTGATTGTGCTTCAGCCCCTGTGGTTAGGCCGTTGGCATTGGCGTCAGCGAGTTTCTTGGCGATCTTGCTGATCTTCTCAGCAGATTGTGCAGCCTGCTTCTCGATATTACTGAACGCCTTCGCGAAAGCAGACGCAAACGACTTGGCGAAATCTTCAGCTTTAAATCCCTTGCCTGCGTTGGCTAGGATCTTATTCAGATCTTCGAGTTGTTTTTTAGCCCCACTCAGATCAATAACTATCTCAATTCCCAGTTTTTCATTCTGCGACATAAATGCTCTCCATACGGAAATAGCGGGTTAAACTTGAGGCTTAACCCAGTTCAACCCGCTATTCCGATTGCTTTAT